CATGTTGCCTGGAGATTTTTCAGAGAATGTTGGTTCTTTCTTTGTGTCTTCTTTTCTAAAATAAACAGTATCTAATCCTGCTGTTCGAGAATAAGCAACTAAACCTTCACCTTTCCATTTTTGAACGAGATCGTAAGCTTTTTCTTTCGAGATACCAAGAATATCTTTGATTTCAGATAGTTCGCAAGAGACTCTTTTAGTGTTATATCCGTCTTTCTCAGCGTCTTCTGAACTCTTATATCCCCATTCCTTAGCTTGTTTATCTGCAAACATTTTATTTAAAGATGATGGAGTAATCGTTGATTCTTTCTTAGTTTCAGCGTGAGTTGAGCTTGCGACGTGAGATTGTGCTTTTGAGCCGGTTCCTTTACCATGAAACTTCCATCCGTCGTGAGTTTTGATATAATCTCTACCTCCGAAACTGCGGATCTCCCCGATAAAGGCAGCTTTACCACCTTTTTCGAGGTTATCTTCTTCTATTTTATAGCAAGAAAGTATTCTTGCTTTTTGTTCTTCGTTTGGCATGGTTATTTTTCAATACAAGTTTCTAATTCTGAGATACTGTCTTCAAGATTACTTACCGTAGTTTCAAGGTTGCTAATACCTTCTTCAGATTTTTGACCTTTCTTTCCGCCTTGAAGATTTTCATGCATGTTATCGAAATATTCTTGTTCCTCATCTAATAGATTTTGCAAGTTATCTCTGATCTCTTCCAATTTGCTAATCTCAGCTTGGATTGCTTTACGTCTCTTGTCGTTCATAATGTCGATTTTTAATTATGTCCTAAAGATACGACCTATTCTAATATGAAACAACAAAAGTATGTTTTATTTTCGAAATTATACGTAAATTGGCTGAAATAAACAAAAATCATACTCTGAATCAAGTAAAGTCATATTCTGACTCGGTCTTTCAAACTCTAATCCTTTACCGAAAGCGTATGCATCGTATCCTTTCATAGATCCGTTTACTACAACTCTTTTAGTGAAAATAGACTGATGCCAGTGACCAATGAATGCAATGTCTACTTTCAAAGCTTTGGTTACTTGTCCGAACCACCTCAACATTGATGGGAAAATTCCTCCTACTCCACCAGCGTACTTGAATTGGTGTCCATGCGCAACTAAGATTCGTTTTCCGAGAATCTCAATCACTGTCATCTCTGCTTCAGGAATAATGAATTCGAATTTGGTGAGTCCGATTAGCTTGCATATCTCTGCGATGTCGCGATACATGAAGTATTCGTGGTTAGTGTCGCTGAAATTAGCGAACTGTACTTTCTTAGTATTACGAGAGTGATTGCCGCAGACCATCACTACTGTGATTTTCTCAACATTAAGATTATCATGTAAGTGTTTTAGTCCGGAGATAGTCATGTTTTTGAACTCTTGTATCGCTTTCATAGGCGACATTGAGTTGGTCTGAGAGAGTTCGTCGTGGATCCATCCTCCAATCGAGTCTCCACCGAATATCATAACAGCTTGTTTGATATTGTAATGGATTTGGTGGTGAGTGATTAGTCTTACTATTTTGGAATAAAAATTATCGGATCGTTGCTTAGCTATCTCGAAATTGTATTCGTTTAACCTCATCACTGAATCAGACTGTACTACTTCATCAATGTGATTGTCGGAATTCTGAATGATTGGAATTGTTTCTCTCTCGTTGCTTTCAGAGGTTGAATGAATCTTGTGAAGCTCAAATTTACCTTTCTGCTGAAAGGCTTCGATGATCTCGTTAAAAGTTTCTTCTTTCTTTTTGAGCTCTTTTAGCTCTTGTAATTCTTTGAGATTTTTGTTAATTGTTACTCTTCTTTGAGAAACTTTCCCTTTCGATCTGCGATACATTGCGCCAACTGATTCGGCGCTGAGATTATACTTTTCGGCTATCTCTTTTTGAATATCCTTATGTAACTTTCCCTCTTTCAATAATTCTTCGTAATCATTAATCCACTCCATTTTGTTTAATTTAAGTGCATAATTCGATTGTTATTGCGATCTTAAAGTATGCGAGAAATCTCGACTAAAGCGAGATCGAAAACTTCTTCATTATGCTCAACTTTAATCTTCGAGTCATTAACTCGATAAGTCTTAATTTTGCCGACTTTAACCTCTCCAAACAAGTCGAAGCGAACCTCTGTGCCTGGTCGGTAATAGTGGAGCAAATCCCAATATCCTTGAAGCTGTTTGCTGCTTTCATCTTTGTAGTGAAAATCTGGATAATTCCCTACTCCATAGATTCTCTTTTCAAGATCTGCTTTGAGATCTGAATCTGTGAAGATTGTAGGAAGTAAATTGCGATCGGCTATTCCTTCGATAGTTGATTGCTTCCCCTCTTTTACTTTTTTCCAATACTCTTTGTCTTTCGCTTTTATCGATATGCGAAAGCGCAAATCTGCTATCAACCACTCTAATTGAAGAGTTTCAAAGAATTGATAAATACTTAAATGACGTGATTTTGATTTCTGTTCCATTTTGTGCTACTTGTTTCTTTTGTTTCAATTTCTTTTTATAATATCGTAATCGAATACGTGTCCTTTGATCTCTGTTGCTCCTTCCAGAATCTGAGCTGTTACTCTATGATGTCCGTTATCAAGGTAATATTTCCCATCAACTTTGATGATTTCGATCCCTTTTGTATTTTTGTTGTCTTTGCCTTCTTTTCTTAAAGAGTTAACTTTGTCGTATTCTACCATCCCCTGAGTTGGAATCAACTTGTTCACTTCTACACTTTTAACAGGCTGATCTGAAAAAGAAATTTCATTCTCTTCCATGTAATCAAAAGCTTCGTTATGCATAGCTGATTCTTCTGGTTGCTCAGAGATTGAAAAGACATCTGAGCAATGAAATCTACCTTTTTCTCTACCACTAGAGCTTGTTGGTTTTGGAGTCTCTCTTCTCAATTTCATCTTTTCAAGCTGGGTTATATCTACTTCCATTTGACCGAATTTCCCTGCAATCACAGCTTTTGTTTCGTTTGAGTTGCTGTATCCTCTGAAATTTACTTCGAATTTGTCGCCAAATTTCGGAGTAAACATTAATTTATCATCAGGATTGAATCGTATTTTTGCTTCTTCAGTCTTTGAAGAGGTGTCTACAGCTCTAGCAGCATGTTCTTGAGCTTTCGAACCAGTTCCTTTGCCGTGGAATTTCCAACCGTCACTGGTTTTAATATATTCTCTTCCTGCAAATGTGCGCTTCTCACCGATAAAAGCTTTCTTGCCACCTTTTACGAGATCGAGAACTTCTGATTTACTAATCTCCAACTCTTCTTCAGTTTTGTAGCAACTGAGAATTTTTGCGTTTTGAGATTTTTGAAATTCGTTCATAATTATGATTTATAATAGATGTGTGCAAAGTTCCTGAAATTTTTACAATTTCGAGACCTCTAATTTGTTAACTTTGAATTGTGTAGGGTCTTCAAGATGATTCATAACGTACTCAATATCTTCTTCGACCATATCTCCTGGATCTCTCCCACTTACTGAGTAACCTACCAATACATTGAAATATGTTTGCAGTCTTTCAATGTTGTGTTTGATGACTTTGATTACGTCGGGGTCGTAAAGCAGTATGAGGTTCTCAATACCTTTGGATTGCCATTTTGCAATTTGTTCATCTGAAACGTTACATTTGAAAGTGGCGTTGCACTTCATGTAACTTTGTTCTCCAAGTTTTAAGAGGCGATCGACTCCGATCTTATCGAATATGCCTTCGACAGCGATTATCGTCTTAGTCTCGCCGACTACAATTTCGTCAATGCCATATATCAATTTCGCAAAGTCAGAGAGGCTGTTACGAAAACGCTTGATTTTGTCTTTGATCCCTGTTTTTTCGAAGTAGGCTTTGTTGTAAGCTTCGATCTTCTGTTTTGACCAGATGTGTCGAGCGACGTGGCCGCGATTTTCTCCATCCTCTATAACTGGAAAGATGACGTAGTAATCTCTTAATCTGTGATCAAGAGCTGTGGTTCCAACTGAGTATCGATCGTAGTCCTCTTTTTGAAAGCCTCTGCTCTCGAGATAAGGATGATAATGTAATTGTTTCCATCCGAGCGGTTTGCTTGTTCTAGGAACGTTTAAATCAAGTCCTGCAAGAGAGAGTTTTTCTGTTTCGATTCTTCCAGTAAGTTTGGTTGCTCTTTCTTGAACAATAATGTCATATTTCCCAAGATGTTTTAGTAAGGTCACCAGATTCCCCACTTTTCCGCAGGCTTTCTTCCGGTAGCATCCGAACTTGTGACCTTCTAACAGACTGATACCGAACTCGTTACCTCCGCACCAGGGGCATTGACCTATCAGATTTTGACCCCTATGATCCACTCTGAATCCTGGAAGAAGCTCTAGTAGTTTTTCAGTGCTGAGTTTCATGGTTGAGGGTTATTGTAAAAATATCTCTTTCCTTCGTAGAGAGAACTCTTCTTAATATTTTCCTCAGCCCATAATGGTTGAAGGTTTGTGTAATGAAAACAAACTCTTTGATCTTCTTCTTTAGATAGATCAAACATGGCAATAGGTTTCTTATGATCAACATGCCATTCGCCATGATTATCCCAAGTCATTCCCTCTGTGAATTGAGATTCAAGATGTTGTTTAAGTTCTTCGTAAGTGCAGCCTAATAAAGTCGCAGTCTTGCTTACTTTATAAGCTCTTTGATGTTTTAAAGCTTGTCGCAATCGACTTCTTAAATTTTGCATTAATTTATACGAAGGATCGATTTCAATTCTCTTCTTTATGTATTCTCTATTCGATTTGTTTCTCTTTTCTTTGTTATTTTCTCGCCACTTAGCTGCATATTTAAGAGCTTTTTTTTCAGGATCTTGTTCTCGACTCAACTTTCCTTTGATTTTCATACATTCTCTACAAAAATGATTACGATGATCTGAAGTTGATTTAGATACAAAGAAATTGCTAACTGGCTTTACTACGCGACAGCGACTGCATATTTTTTCGACTTTTTGACACTCCCCTTCTTCTGAGAATTTTTTAATATTTTTTCTCGCTAAATCTTTATTGCTAGCTGATTTACACTCTTTGCAGCGATAACTGAGATGGTCTGGAGTTTTTCGATCAGAATGAAAGTCGCTAGTTTGCTTTTCTTTTTTACAGAAACAGCATATTTTGTATTTTACCTCTTCCATAATTAATCTTCTTTGTAGAAATTTTTAAGAGTTTCAGTACTGTCGTAAAACCTTCCAATTTCTTTGCGCTGCATTATTGAAAAAGTTTGTCCAGCCTTATGTCTACGAAATTTATCGCAATATAAGCGAGCTATATTGTTTCTTTCTTCATCAGGGGTCATATTAATTGTTAAAAAATATGAGAAAGGTTGCAATGCTCCTTTGAATTCTGAAATATTGTTTCTCGTCAATACGAAATCGGGATTGATAATATTTTTAGGATCCACATTATTCGACTGAATAGCTGTAACTCCTGCGCACTTTAATTCTATACAAACATTTGTCATTTGTTTTGAGATATATTCTCGACGTCTTCTCTCGGCAACCTCTCCCTTTCCGAACTCCTTCGCTGTGTTCATTACTTCAAGATAATCCCAAATCACTAAATCGACCTTGCCGTATAGATCTTCTATTTCAATAACAATATCTCTACTCTTTTCAATAGTTAAATCATCGAAACTTTCACTTGCGTAGACATAGATTTCGCCTTTATTTGCTATAATATTGCGCTGAGCTTTCTGAATTTTTTTTACTGTCTCATCGGCGAGGTTTCCGAAATCCTGAGTATCGTAACTCGATAACTTTAAACCTGTCCAACAGGAATCATATCCTTCCAAACATTCCGCTTCTGAGCCTTCAATTTGGAAATGTACCACTCTTTTACCTAATCGCGCACTTGCGACGCCAATCCACCTGAGAAAAGTGGTCTTACCTTTCCCACTTGGAGCAAGTATTAGAGCAGAAGTACCGCGTTTTATACCACCAAAAGTCGCATTATCTAAGGCTAAAATTCCGAAAGGCATTTTATCTCCTAAATTTGGATTATCGATTGCCTTTCTTCTCCTTTCCTCGTCGCGCTTAGTATAATCTCCGAAAACAGTGGTGTAATAGTTATCTTTTAATTTAAACTCACTAATCTTCTGCGACTCCTGCGACATCAACTGAATGGCGTCGTCTTGCTTTCCCGCCTGATATAAATCATGTACAGAGTTGAATAATCCAACAAACTTCGACCTCCTTATAAAATCCTCGAACGAGGTTATGAGTCCGTCCTTATTCTCATTTGGCACAAAAGTTTTTTTGACCTGCGACAACAGATTGAGTACTTCAGGTTCTGCAGGGAATGCTTGAGCTATAGTACCAATCGTCGGAGGAACTCCATTTAGCGCTTCACTATCAAGAATGAATTTGAGCACCTTTTTCTGATGATCGTTTTCAAGGAAAGTGTAGGATAAATGCTGCCTACAGAGATTTAAAATCTTTCCGTCGGTAAGGCAACACTTGAGTAACTCAACTATGAATATTGAGGATAATTTTGAACTATCAGCCATCGATTATTTAATTCTTTCTTTGTGAATATTGGGGTAGTTCATGCGAAGTAATTCCTTGCAATCTTTTGTGTTATTGCATATTTGACAGCAAGGATCAAGTGGATTGAAAAGGCTTGTGTAGAGTAAGCAGTGCGACAATCCGTCTTCTTTATTTAGAAATCTTCTACGATAAATTGACTCAGAATTGAACGTTTCAGCTTCTTTTTGCTTTGAGATGATTTTAAGGAAATCTTTCTTCGAAAGTAAGGTATTGATCTTGTTGCTGAGTAGTTGCCAATCGTACTCAATATTCCGTTCGAAATACCTCTCATACGACTTCTTTCCAAAGATGAAAGAGAATTTGAATTTTTTATCGAAAGATTGAAGAATAACTCCGTCCCAGTAGGAAAATTGATAAATCAGATAGTTCCACAGAAAATCTTCACCTAAAGAGGAGATGTGGTATTTTTTGGTTAAAACTTCAATGAATTTATCAGCGACCTCTTCACTCCTCTTCTCTACGAGAAAGGTGTTTTTTTGATAAAGCCGTGATACGAAAAATGTGTATGAGTCTAATAAGACGTCTCGATTCCATTCCATATTGCGATTTTTGAATTATATGCGAAAATACAGACTTTATCTTTAAGTCCAACTGAAAACTACGCTAATTTCGTCGTTTTCTTCAGGTTCTGTCGAGCTTAACTCTGCAATATAGGCGGTTGCTCCCTGATCTGTGGTTAGATCAGGTGTGGTTCCTTTATCAAGATTGCTGAATTTGGTCTGATCTAGTTCTCTTTGAATCCATAATCCGATTGTGACTCCGGCTTGTAAGGTTCCTATCTGCACAGCGTTTACTTCTCCTTCTTGAGGATTGAGTATCGCTTGATATGGAATGGAGTACTGGTCTCCTATTTGCTCAAAAAATTCAACTCCTTTCGAGTCAACTGCTGGTGCTACTGCTGCGATTTTGATTTTGGAGTATCTCTGAGAAACGGTCCATATTTTCAATCCTGCAATATTTGCTCCACTTGTGTTTTTTAACGCAATCATTCTGATCTCTTTTTTGTTTTGAGAGATTGAAAATTTCGTTATGGTTTGGAATAGGTTCCCAATATTCCCGTTAGTTATCAGAGAGGAGGATTTGAATCCTCCTAATGATAACTCTGGATTGATTTGTACTCCTTCTGGAGTCTTAGCCCCTGTGTAGTATAGTTGCATATTAGTAAACTTTTATAATGTAAGCCAAAACGTAATAAGGAGGTCTGTTTTCGTGTGAAGCTGAAGCTGTCTCCTGAGTAGTAGAGCTAGTAACACCTAAACTAGCGCCGTCGCTAGCTAATATCTCGTAGCTATGATCTGTTCCTCTCGTACCCATAACAGCAGGTGTAGAATTCGGTTGACTCGCAAGAGAGACGCCTGCTGTTACCTCCGCGTTAGCAAACATTCTGTGAGAATGGGAAGGTAGTCCTGATTGAGTTGCTGTAAGAGTTACTGCCTCAACTCCACCGTTTTTACCAATAGTGTCATAATCTTGATTCTGATCAGTGTATCCTACTATAAATTTACCGCTTAAATCTGGAATTGTAATTCCATTCACTGCAGCTTGACCGTTACAAAGTCGATAATTGTCAGGGATAGCAGTTGATCCCCACATTATTATAGCTCCCTTCGGCATGTTGTCGTCAACATATTTCTTCGGTACAGCTTGCATATCTGTTGTTGGAGAAGGAACTATTGGACTGTCGCTGAAGGTTTTTACGCCTGCAATTGTTTGGCTTCCTGTCTTCTTTACGTTAGCTGAATCAGTAGAAGCAACGTAATCATAATTTTGATAAAAAGTATCCCACTTCCCTTGATCGCTAAAATAAACATCTATAACTATTCCATCTAAGCGGTTATTTACTTCGACAACATCTCTTGCTTCGAGAGTTTTAATTGTTATGGGAGTTCCTGTCAAATAGTCTCTAACGATGAAAATTTTATAGACTCCTAAAGTAATTACCCCTTTGAAGTGAAGTTTGAAATTGTTCCCTTCGATGGCTCCTGTGTCACTTAAAGAGATATAGAGATTATTTACTAGAGTTATATTGTTTGAAAAAAGTTGATATTTTTCATTCGAACTTACTTCTAGATTGTAAACAGAACTTCCGTCAAGGCTTCCAACCGTATTTACTCCGACTACATCTCCAATATAAGCTTTTGCTTTAAATTTAGAATAGCTGTTTGGGGAAAGAGTGAGTTGAATAAAACCTGTTGTTAGACTTCCGGCATAAGGATATAAAACTCTATCCAAAACATCTTTTAATGTTCCGTTATCATTGAAAGAAGCTTCTGTATAGTATCCTACTGAATCGTCAGGAATGAGTGCAAATTCAGTATAGTTTTTATTTGTTCTACATCTGTATTGAACATTATATAAACATGAAGGATTCTTATAGACTTCAAGATCACATCTTGCAATTAAAGTGTTGACTGGGAATGAGAACGATTGATTAACGTTCTCTTGTGAATCTGTCGAGTTGGCTTGAAAAAGAAGTTCTACTTCTTCACAATCCGGTACAACTAAGACGTATTCAGTTGTATTGAAAGATAATCCTCCGTCATTAGAGTAATTGTCTATATCGAGAGTATCAAGAGTTAGGTTGATAGCTTGTCCTTGTTTGACTGAAGAAATTATTCTCGAGTAATTGCCGTTAGAAGTGTAAGCTCTCCATTCATCAAAGTCGCCGTTGGTGAAATCGCTTGTTGCTTTAAATCTTCCTCCTAAAGAGGAACTAAGCGTCAAAATGTTTTGAGCTGAATTAATCGACCAATTGGAAGAGCGCATTCCCCATGCGACATTTACTTCGTTTTTGTCCGAAGGAGATAACAGATTTTGCCATTTTACTGACTCTATTCCTATCAGAGGGTTGGTTGTTATGTCTAATTCAATAGAAGAGTGAGATCCTTTAGTTTCCCAGAATTCTGTTCTTTTGTCTTGAATAAGAACTTCACTTCCGCTAATTTTAACTCGAGCTATGAGAAAATCTTGACCTTCACTGTAACTAGGACGAGTATTGTTTATTGTTTCTTTTACTAGTTCGTAAGAAACTGAGTCGTATTGAAAGGGAAACTTGTTGTTTGTTGGAATTGCTATTCCAGGAGTGAAAGTTCCTACTACTGAATAAGTCAGATTTTCCTCAAGGTTGAATGTTGCTACTCCTGTTCCTGAGCTTGCAGGATGAGCGACAATCATGTGAGCATCATCTATTACTTCGAGAACGTCGTATTCGAGAGTATTGAATGAAGAATTATTGAATTTGATTCGCGAAGGGAAATTAGGCATTCCTCTAAGGATTTCAGTGAATTTTGTTCCTGTACCGGTGACATCTCCGTTGATCGCTAAGGAAACAGTTCCTACTTCTTGAGAGGTGTATTGGTGTTTTATTTTCAACCAATACCAACTGCCGTCAGCCGGAATCACAACGCTGTTTAATCCGCTTGAATAAATAAATAAGCCTTCGTTATTGATAGCTTTTATCTCACTGACTTTTAGAGTTTTAAATCCATCTATAGTATCTAAATCTCTCTCTACTCTTGCGTTAGTAAAAGCTAACACTCTGGGATTTTTAACGAGGCCAAATTTGACTGTATTCTCTAAGATATTCTTTCTGAATCCGTCAGTATCTAGGAATTTTTTAAAACGCTCTAATTCAGCTACCTCAAGGAATAAGTCGGGATTGAATTTGAAATCTGCCATATATTTTTGTTTTGAATCGTAAAGTTAGTTCTTTTGGAGAGTTTTAGCAAACTCTTTGATATTTTCTACGTACTTTGAGGTAGCTGAATTAGAGCGTTTTAAAAAATTCCTAGATACTGACGGATTCAGAAAGAATATCTTAGAGAA